CACAAATCACTCTGTCAAACTACTATTGATCTTTTCTAGATCGACAATTGCTACTGCTACTATATCGTAGCGCATCACTACAAAATGACTACAGCCACTATACGGTCTAGGTTTGTTGAGGAGAAGAGCTCTCTCCAATGCGAAACCGATCGTGATGGTGGGATACTACAGTCGTCAAACCCCAGTTATCCGGTCTGTAACGAGGTTGACGAGCATCTAGCAACTCTCTCTGGTGTCACAGATGACATCAAGGAACACTTCCTTCGCGACGCCCTGTTGAGGAACGCGATGGTTTCAGACCATTTGAAGAGCTCAATCCAACAAAATTTGCTTGCACAAGCCTCACAACGTCGAGCGCGTACCCCACGGTACGTCAAATATTGTAATGAAGATGACGCAAAGTTTCTACAAGTATCCTTCCCCGTGTATCGTATAGAGAGGCGAGAAGCCGCCGACTTCACTCCCCACGGTTATGCACGAGATTCACGAGCTTTGGACACTTGGTATGCATACGATCACATTCTGAAGTATAAACCCGGCTATACTTTAGATTCTCATTATGATGTGTATTGCAAAGAAGTTGGAGCGAATCTGGCATTTTTTGCCAGCGCCGGAGAATATTTCTCAAACGTCCACCTTTGTATGCCTGTTCTTAATCATAAAGATCAGTTTCGCCATGTTGGATTCAGACAACTGGCCAATGAAAAGGCTGCAATTGCTGCTTTAAACCCTCGTCATAATCCTCATATTCACTCCTTTAATAACAATGGTTTGCTTACATGTTTCAAAAAATCGGAGTATTGTACTGTCAAAGCAATGAAAGTTAACATTTCCCATGTTTATGATCTCAGCGTCAATATGATAGCTGGTATCATTGATTCCAGCCATGCTAAGGAGGTTTGCTTGACAATGCTCTTTGATTCTAGGATGTGGATTGAAAATTCAGGGTTATTACCACGTTTTAATATGACTTGGGAAAAATTTAAGGTGTTAGGACGTACGAGAATCAGATTCTTTTTCTTGAACGACACAAATCCTGCTTTTGACCATGATTTTGATGTTTATACTCATGTGTTACGCACTAGAGTTATTCGCACGCCCGAAGGTCGTGTGTTCTTGGTTAATCAGGATAGATTGGTTAATTATACAGTTGTCGTTCAAATGATCCAAGCTGTGGGAAATTACATCCCACCGGAGACCATCGTTCAGAGGTTTCCGCTTTTGTCAGATATTGGTTTCAAAGTCTTAAAAACATTTCGTTATGACACTCTGACAAATGAGACATATATACATATTCGTACTATTCCTAATAATTTCTATGAGCGTATTTACTCTATACTTTCGAGCTGTAAGCAAGAGACATTCACCATCCAACACACAAATAGGGTAATTCAATCCCTTAATTCTTCTGTTGTGACGGGGGGACTGACCACTGCGGGACCTAATATGGATCCTGATGAGTTATTGGATATATCCACATCTATCTATCATTGCTTGTGGCGAAGATTTTTTGAACAGGGAAAAACCGTCAGTTCTATGAGTAGTGAGGAGCAGAAGTTACGTGCCTTGAATTCTTCGAGTGCCGGTGTTACGGGTTTCTTCTACTACTTGTGGAAGGTTTTTTGGGTTATGCATAAGGATAAGCTACCAATCTCTGAAGTTATAACTCCAGAAGCGCTTGACGCACACCTGAGTTCGAGTGCCGCGATCAATCATGATTCGTGGGGAGTGCAGTTTTTGAAGCATATTGGTCTAAAACCTTCTCGGCGCTTTAATCTTCAGGTATTGAACCTCACGGTAATTGAACTCTATAATTATATTGAGGAGATTCAATTAGAGAAAGACAATCCTTTGAGTTTCTCTGGACCTATTGATTATAATTCTGCACTTCTCCATTCTGCTTCACAAAGTCCCATAGATGGTCCCACCTTACAAATTGTCAGAGATATGCACAATGAGACGATTGATTTTTGTGATAATTGTGCGGCTGAACTCAATCCCATCACGGTCCCAGGCGACGGAAATTGTTTTTACAACGCCTTTTTGAAGTGCATTGGTTCCACTGCTTCACCAAATACGGTTCGCCAGCGATTGATGGATTCTCGTTTCTTACCGTTTTTGTGTATGACTAAAATCGGTGACAACTATGTTGTTTCAGCAGAAAAGGTGACCGCTCTGAGGGACAGATTACGACCAGATAATAAGTTGGGTCCCGAGAAGTGGGTAAACAATGACGTTGTTGTGCTGACTGCGTATGAGTACGAAGTCACCATTTGCATACACAAAGTTGGGAGCCATTGTAGGATCAACAGAAAATCGGTTATCGGAAGCAAAGACACTGAGCTTGATCACATTGTTCATCTGGAACTAGTGGATAAGCACTATTCTGCGTTGTTACCTGTGGAGTACAGTCCGGCGGCCGATCAAGTGGATTTATCTAATTACTCAAATGAAAGTTCACAAATGGAACTAATGTCTCTTGATGGGTGGTCAATGTTCTCTATCCATGAAGCCTTCGCCGCAATCCCAATTTTTGAGAGAAAGTATGGTCCCACGGGTTCTTCATTGTTGACCAAAGATTATAGGTTTGAGTCTAAATATGTCGAGGCGTCCATTTTGTCATCAAGCTTCTCAAACATACCAAACTCCTACCGTTCCTTCTACGGTCCAATGTTAGCCCAGTGCATGGATCACTTTAGGGAAAAATTTGGTTCATTAAATTCAAATGTTTATGATGTTCATCAGGCGAATGGTTGTCCAACACGAGTGTTAGCGGACTATTATTTGGCCTCTGGAATCGTCAGAGTGAATTTCTCTGGTTCGAAGGAGATGGTTCTGGACGCAGTTACAAATACTGCCGCTGTCGCTCGTACACTTAGTGTTCCAAGGAGAAACCTGAATCCACATATCAAGGGGACAATCGATTTCTTGCTTATAAACCCCATGGTCTTTCTTGATGCTCTAATGTACGTCGATCTTCAGAGGTACCACGAATACTTGATCGATTGTTATCCTCTCTTCAGTTCTTTGAGTGTGAAGGGTAACGTTGTCATGTGCGTGCCTAAATTTATTGAGTTACCTACGTTGAAGATGATGTACCTGTTGAGCAAATTTTTCGAAGAGGTCACTGTTTATTTTCCATCCTGCGTGCCTGACCATATTCCTTATTGCTTTTGGGTTTTTCAGACGAAGTTGGAGGAGAAAGAACAAAAGGATAAGCTCCCAGAGAGAATCACTGAAGCGATTGATAATTCTCCAGATGAGTGTTCGGGGGCATTTGCATATTTTATTGATTCGGTTGTTGCCACCATAGGTGAAAGTTGCGATGCGGCTGTGCAGAGGATTATTAATTATGCAAGTGACCCGACCACCAAATGTAGGTTGGATGCAAAAACTTTGAAAGCATGTGAGATATTTTATATGACTAAGTTCGTTATTGACGATGATACGCCCTTGAACTCAAATGAGCGAGCAATAAGCTCCGTTGATGTTGAACCGAGGATTGTGAGTGGTGAAGTTCGTGAGTCTGTGATTGATACTATATCTATTTCCCCTTTGGGTTTGAATAAGAGTGTTTCAATTTCGTTTGAATCCGAGTCATCTGGTACCAGTTCTTCAGATCCGTCATCGCGAATTTGGGCATCTTCTAAAGATAACATTTTTACTAGATCTCTTTCGAAAGTTCAGCGGACAACTCGCTTAACTGCTCAAGTCACTCGCAATGTTGTGGGAAATGCAAAGGTGGTTCGTGATTCCTTCTTTGGGAAATTCAAATTTTGTGAGAAGTGGGTCGAGACTCATGTTGGTGAACAGTATCAATTCAGGAGACACGACATGTATATGCATATATTCAGTCGTGATGTTTATGATCAGTATTTGAAATATCTTAAAATATTTGATTTCGAACAGACGATTCAGTTGGAGTACCTGGTTTCTAGGTATCGCACTTTATCTATTAAGGACAACGTGTTCGAAGTTAAATATCTCCTGGTATTGTTACGGAATCTTTATAACTTCCTGCAATCGACCCAGAACGTCCAACCTTATGTCGTTTTTAATATTCCGAGGTCGCAATTTGGTCAACACTTGTGTACCAGCTTTTTCTTCAAACTGTGTGACTTACGGTTCTTTATGTATGATGTGCTACCTATACTTGACTCTACGCCGGTAGTTAAGAATGACCCTCAACTGCTGGCTCCTTTGGTCACTCCTATAGTAGACACTGTCGTGAAGAACGTTAGGGTAGTTATTCCATGCGTTAATGAAGAACCTACTGCACTCGTGGTTGAGTCGAAAGAAGTGCAAGAACACTTTGAAGACGACACAGATATGACGGGTGGGTTTTTGAAGGATGCATATGAAGATTGTATGAAAAACTCCTATAGACCTGTTTTGCGAGATTATTCTACCCATCTTTCTCAAGTTGTGAAAACCACTTTAGCAAAAGCAAAGGATTTGTCCACCAAGGTTGTTAATGTTTACAATTCGGTTCATAAGTCTGAGATCAAGAACAACTTGATGGTGGTTTGGGGTGAGGATTATGACTCTGCATACATAAATATTAAGGGTAAACAGGACTTGTTCGGTGGATTTGCAGCAATTGGAAAGGATAATTCTAATCGTTACTTTGTACCAATTTATCAGTCTGCGGGAACTTACAGCATTGGTTCAGTCCGCAGAGCCCCGAACACATCCGCAGTGGATGGACCGTATTGTACATTCGAGTGTCTGAGTGTTTTCACAGAACTTGATATCTACAGGAACCTCAATACGTTCGAATTTCATGAAGTTGAGAAGCAACTGTCAACCACTGTGTTTTCGATTGTGCAAGCTGGTCCCGGTTGTGGAAAAACTTATGATATTGTTAGAAGACTTGTGGATGCATTCTTGTCTGGTACTGTGTCTTTGATGGCTGTGCTTAAAAGTCGCAATGATTACCCGAGCGTAAAACAGAAGTTTGAGAAACAGATTAAAGATAAGAAACTCTCATTTAATAAGAAGAAAATCGATGAGTTTTTAACTTCCCACGTTACGTCAATTGACTCAATTCTCATGGCGAAACTTCACACTTATAGACATGAGACTTTGTTGTTTGACGAAGCTATGATTTCTCATCCGGGAAAGATACTTTATGCCTGTTTTCTCACTGGTTGTAAGTATGCCGAATGTTATGGTGATGTTATGCAAATACCATTTATCGATCGCACCAATTCGGCTGTTCCATGTCAGTACCCGGAGACGGCCAAGTGTTTTCCAATTAGCCGGGTAATGGACGTTTCTTTCAGATGTCCGGGTGATATAGTTAGGTTCCTCGCCCCAAAGTATAAAAGGTTATATATACAGTTGGGGATGAGTATTCCTGCCGATGAGACTCAGTTGTTTAGGACCCATAGTGCAGTTGGTAACTCTGTTGAAGTTAAGAAGATATCCGGGATTTCAGATGTCAAATTCTTGCCCTCTGATTATATAATTCTTACATTTACTCAGGTTGAAAAGACCACCATTGCTCAACAAAAGACTCATGCTGTTCATACAATACATGAATATCAGGGTTTGGAAGCGCGTAATATTGCAATTGTTCGTCTGAACACCCTTAATGCGTATGAGAATACTTTCAATATTTATGAGTCTGAACATCATATTGTTACAGGAATTTCGCGTCATACTGTGAGTTTGAAGTACTTGACAGTCATAGACACGGACCATCTTTCCAAATTGCTCAAGGAAATTGAAAAATATACTTTTTAAATATCACTGATTACACCGGGTTTTCAGTTATCCCTAAAAAAGTTGGGTTTTTCCCGGTTTTCCCGACCATTCCTATATTGTTGTTCCTCAGCACTCGATCTGTTGTAAGTTTAGTTTAATTGTTATTATTTTGGGGTTTTCTTGTTATATTATTATCG